AATCCAGGAGTAATAGTGTAGGCAATACCAAGCTTGGCGGGAGATTTGATTTTTATACCTTCATATTGGCTTGTATTACCCTGCCTAACCAATTCATCGCCGACATAAGCAGTGTTGGTACTTCCGATTGCTGGCTTGCTGACAAACTCTGACTTTGGCAAGTAGTTATACTTTGGGACAGCACACCCTGCTAGGACTGCAGAAATCAAAAGAACTGCAATTATTTTAATCATTAAATATAATCCCAGAATTTTACAATAAGACTAATCTTATCCACAAGAGCGCCAAAATGGAAGTATCACACCCACTGTTCCATTGCCTGTTCGAGGCTAACAGGGGCTTCTTGAAGGTGCGGCGCAAAATCAGAAATTCTGAAAGGCGGGGAATTTTTGGTGCGATTGACGTTGGCTATAGTGCTGGCCACGACTGCTGCAGCCCACTCGGTTCGCATCATAGAATTAAGGCCACCATACTTTTCACGGTATTTTAGCCAGAGCTCAAATTCTGCAACGCTAATTCGTTCTTGCGCCTCAGCAATGGTTCTCCCACCAATGCCGTTCATTACCAACTCACACCAGATTTCATCCTCTGCGGTTAGGGCTTCTCCTTTCCCAGGTTGTTTACCTCCTGAATAACCACCAGCAACGCAATAGTTAAATTGCCATCAAGGGCACCGCGCTCAGGGTCGGCTTCACCGGTAATATCTTCTGGCGTGAAAACAGGATGCCCCGCTTCATCACAAACCGATGCCGCGATGCGACCCGCAACATTATCGACCTTTCCAGCATGCGCCAGAATGTCAGACTTTGCCGAGTGATATCCCAACGGCCGGATGAACACCGTTGCGGTAAATTCTTTGTCGCCTTGCTTCCAGGTCACTTCTTTTTCAATTGGGCGGCCCGTGAATGCGCCGGTGGTTTTCAAAGCTTCAACGGTTAATTTCATAGTTACACCAAATTTCAGATTAGTTTCGGGGTGAATTCACCCCGGTGATAAATTTAGGCTGGCACTTTTGGTACCCAAACAGCCGGGCCAGAGCGCTGAATCGTGGCCGTAGTGCTGACAACGGTGTTGGCCTGGAAGTCAAACGGGAAGTCTGAGACGTAACCCTGAAAAACAAACCAGGTGCGGTCTTCTGGAAGCGTCAACCCATCAACAGAACCCGCACCGCCATTCGCCGAAACAGTTGGCAAAGACTCGCCATCCGCCCAACCAACAGCAAAGGTGAGTAAGGTATCATCGTCTGACTCAGCCAGATTCTGTAATTTAAGATGGCTGGCATTTTTCGGATCGGCATTGAGCGTCACAGAGGCTGACGCTGGAGTGCGGAGACCCTTTTTATAAGTGCGGCTATTACGCTCACTCAGGCAAGTATCTTCAATCTGGTCGGCGGGATTGCCGCCAGGAGTAAAGGAGGTGATGCATTCAACTTCGCTGACGGCGCCAGCGGCGAGGACAAAAAACTGCGTGCCTTGGGTTAATACAGACATGGGCTTTCTCCGGGCATAAAAAAACCGGCTCATGGCCGGCGGGTTAAAGTTTCGGTGTTCTAACGCTTCACTATCCAGTCAACGTTGAAAGAGTAGTGATAGCGCTTTGTATCGGGGTCTCGGTCCTGATTGCCCCACCGCGTGACGTACGCATGAGACTCGATGGCGTCCCGTAGCGCTTTTGCCACTGCAAGCACCTGAACCGGCGTATCTGCATAGACATCGACCTGAATGGAGAAGCTGTCCACGTCGGGGCGATTGCCGAGGAACATGGCAGGCAGGCCACCAATGTTTTGCCACACCGCGTAGGGGTAGATAACGTCGTCGGCATTCTCGCCAAACGGATAAAGCCTGACATCATCGCCGCCCAATATCGCCATGACGGCGGGTGAGGTGGCACAGACAGAATAAATCGGCGCTATCATGGTTTTATACCTCGCTTCTGCGCTCTGGAAATAGCCCGATCAATGGCCCTTTCATATTCCGTCACAAAGGTGGTTACCACCTTGTCCACCGTCGAAGCGATTGCCGGTCGCATAATTGGCTGGGCGGCCATTTTTTCTGTGCCAAACTCCAGCAGACGCCAGTGCGGTGTAGGCGCATTTTTTGCCTTATCCGGATGGTTTTTCAAAACAGCACCGTGGAGCACGCCCACCCGAAACGCCAGGTCACCCGTTTGCTTGAAAATCTTTCCGTTCCACCGCAACGCAATGTTATCCGCAATACTCCGGCCGGTATGGGCGTCGTCCACCCTTTGAGCGTTTGTTTTAGCCTGCTGCACAATAACATTAGCCGCCCTGCGAAGCGCCGCCCTCCCCCCCTTTTTACGCAAGTCGAGACTGATGGTATCCAGCTTTCCTAGCAGGGAATCAATACCAATAAGAGAAAAATCAACGCCATCAGCCATCGTTAGCCCCCTCTGAACAGGGCAGCGTAAGGTATTCCAGCCCGCTTACTGGATCCGGCAGTACGCCCTCTATGTTGTAAACCTGCCCCCTGAAAAGAATGCGGTGTTTGTTCGTCACATCACTTCGTTTTCGGATGGTAATGCGCGTGGTCACTTCGCTTTGAACGGCCTGGGATGCAACAAACTCTCGTGCCGAAAGCGGCACAACGTCGGCCCAGATTTTTTTAACGTCTTCCCAGCCAGGGATGACGGCGCCCGTCTGCGGATCGCGATGGTTAACACGCTTTTGTAGCGTGACTCGATGGCGGAGTTTTCCGGCCTGCATATTACCCCCTGGGTTTACCGCTGAGGTAATTACCACCTAAAGAGGTAGTATCAATGCCTTCCTCTTCCTCCAGCGTCTGAACAATTATGGTGACAAGCGCCTCATTTGATTCCGCCAGGCGGTTCATTGCTTTTGTCTGTGCTGCCATCGCCTGCAGCAGCTGGCTTACCTGTTGCTCGTTCATAGGCAATTTTACTCCACTTTTTTAGCCACTCTCGGCGGCGTTCACATCCTGAACAAGCCATAGCATCCCTCCTGACTAAACCACACTCGGCTGGCGCAGATCGTAAATAAGCATCGTGACCGCAAAGGGAAGATTACCCTGACTGAGTTTTTCCCCTTCCTCTCCACCTCGGTTCCGGTCCATATACCCCAGCAAAACCAGCAGCGCCGATTTCATTCGGGAAAGCTCGTTCGTTTCCTCAATAAGTTCACCAGCCGAGTTAACGATCAAGTCGCGACTGCCCTGAATGAATGAAAGTAAAGCTGCGCTGGCGCCCTGGATTTTTAGCGTCAAATCAGGGTCACCGTCGTCTTCATCAATACGCAGGTGATCTTTAGCTTCCTGAAGCGTGACAAGCATGATTGGGGTTGCCATTATTTATCCTTCCCGTCTCGGCCACGTTTGGCGGCCAATGTCCAGCCTTTGGATCCAATCTCGCCAGGCTTGTCCGCCGTTTCATCGTCACAGTGCCAGAGCGAGCCACCCCAGGTCACGGTGTCGCCCGGTTGATACCCTTCACCATTTTTAAACACACCACGGTAAATAAGCACAGGCACGGAAAAGGTTTTTTCAACCATGACACCATCTGATAGGGACAGGTTGATGCTAAATTCCCGTTGTGCGTTCTGGATGACATCAACGCTGTGTACACCAGAAACTACGCATTCCCACCCAGATAGGCCCATCGTTCTCTGATAAGCACGCCATAGGCCGCCTTTGAACAAGGCATAGGTGCCGCGAGGGTATGATTCTTCCTCGTTGATATCGGGGAGAACCTCAAGTTGCAGCGCGTCTTTGCCGTCTGCGCCGTCATGAACTTCAGGCAATGCGCTGACAAAAGCAGATACCTGCTCCTGCACCATCTTCTCAATATCAGGCAACTTAGGTGCAACCGGCACTTCAATGTGACTAACCGCATCAGCAATCATTTTTTCAATGTTGGGAGGTTCCGGGGCCATAGGGATTTCAATCTGAGCTACCGCGTCCCGCACCATCTTTTCAATGTCGGGAAGCTCTGGCGCCGCTGGCTCCGGCATGGCTGATAAAGCATCTGCAATCATGCCGCTGAAATCCGGTGGGGTCGCTTTAGCAAGAGCATTCAGTTCTTCCCCCATGCTGGCCAGCTTCTCACCCACCAGCGTCATATGCTCCTGCAAGGCTTTATTGAACTGATTATTAATGTCAGAAATATGCGAGGCAAAGACCTCACCCATATGTTTTATCAGGGATAACTCACGCTCGTTCATGGGTTTATTATTCCTTTAAGCATGCTCTTCAGAATAAAGGCTTCGGTTTCAGACAGAGCCTTGCTGCCCGGAACGTCTTCTGGCTTCACGGGTTCATTTTGTATTTCGGGGACCGCCGCCGGCGCACTGCTGTCCGTCTTAAACGGGTCGTCTTTGGCATCGCGCTTGGCCAGTGCTGCAAGGCTATAGTTTTGCTGCTGAATAAGCGGTGATCCGCCACCAGTAACCGGCGGAAGATTCTCTTTTTTACGGGCCTCATTCGGTGCAAGCCAGCCACCACTGATCCCATCGCTGTGCGATTTGTAGCGGGCGCCGGTATCCATTCGAAGCAAAACGTTAAGGTCAAACTCGACACCTACCTTGCTGTCCAGGTCGAGGCCTTCATCGAGAAGAAGTTCTATTGACTCGATGTGTGTCTGCAAACACTGGGAGTAATACTGCTGATCCAGCGCTTCAATATTGTTGTACGTTGGGGCACTGCCCAGCCCCACCTTATAGAGCGGGACATGAAAGGTGGAACAGACTATTTCAGCAGTGAGCTTAAGCTGCTCAACAACCTGAGAGTCGGTCGCACTCATGGCAAGGGGCGTATATCCGGCCCCATCGGAAAGAACGGCGGTACGCCCTGCATTCTCTCCGGTATAGCCCGCCTCCCAGCCCTGTTTTAACTCTCTCGCTTTTTCAACGCTTAATGAGCCGGGCACCGTTATGACGCCTGCCGGTTTTCCACCGTTCTTAAAAAAGTTGGCGTTGCTGTTTTGAATATAATGCCCATGCATCGCGGATACGCCGCAGGCAAAGATCGGAGAAAGACCGACCAAAGGATGAAACAGGCAATTAAAACGGTCGTGAATAATTTCCCTTGCCGGTACAGTTACCGACTCCTTGAGGCCAGCCACGTTGTCAGCCATCAGTTGATAAAAAATCGCACCGTCATCCGAAATTAGGGGCTGCACCCGGCTGGGGTCGAGAATTCTTAACTGTTCAATATCCCCGCCTGCATTCCTGATTTTCAGAACGTAGGTATTGCCGTTAGTCAGTTTTGACACCATCCAGTTTTCATAAAACTGAATGCGCGTCTGAATAAAGTTTGGTTTTAAAAGCAGGCTGGAGACGGTCTTTTTTTCGATATCCTGCCAGGTGCCGTCGGAGTTTTTCCCCTTGAGCAGCACGGGCATCTTGCCAATATCGCCCGCAATCAGGCCTATCGACGAGAACACGGCGTGTGAGGCAAGGACCACATCTTGCTTTACCTCAATATTCTTTTGCCAGGCCCCGGTAAAAGCCTCGCGAATTATCGAGACCCAACCGCTCCCATATGAAGGAGGTTGCATAGCTTTTTCTTTTCGACGAAACCAGTTACGCATTGCCGTTGCCCTTTTTATTACTGCCTCTGGCGCGTGGTCGCCTAGGTCGGTGATATTCCGCATAACCAAGAATCACCAATATTTCGGCGTCTCGTGCTGACAAAGTTCTGATCCGGCCTACGTGGGAGTCGTGGGTTTTTTTAAGATATTTAATTTCTTTCATATCACGCTCGATCCCAAAAGAAGGGGCCGAAGCCCCTCACATTTCACAGGGTATTATTCGCCCGCTGGCGCAGGTGCAGTGGCTGTACCGGAGCTGGTCGTATAGGCAACCGCCGTAATGACCGCAACGGCCGCCGTGCGGCGACGCTTCCAGTTAATCCAGCGTTCGGCACGGATAGCTACGCTGTTGGTCTGGAACATAGAAACCATTTCCGTCGCCCCGACACCTGCACCGCTGTCGCCTACCGGATCGCTGAGCATTTCAAGCGACGCTTCACGTGACATATCCACCGCCACACCACCATCATCCGCCAGATAAATATCCGTCGCGTTGACCAACACCA